GAAGCTACGAAGGCGGTGCCCGCTGCGAAGTTCCTGCGCGCACAGATCGATGGTGGCCAACGCGTACAGAAGCGTTTTGAGCGCGCGCTGCAGGCCGTAGGTGCTATGCCCGACGGCTATCGTGCTGTGCCTGGTGCCGGAGCCCGCAAGGATGCCTATGGCAACATGAGCGGCGGTCAGATCGTGCAGATCCTCGCCTTCTTCCGTGCCTTCCCTGAAATGGGCTACAAAGCCAACATGACCGACAAGGGCCGTGCACGGCTGGCGCGCGGATCGAAGCGGCAGCAGGGCTACACCTATTTCGTTGGGCACCCTGGTGACCGCCTGCCTTTGGGCATCTACCAACGCGTCAGCTTTGCGCGCGGCACGGCGGTGCGGCCGGTGCTGCTGTTCGTTCGCTCGGCCGTGTATGAGGAGCGGTTCGACTTCAAGTACGTCGCCGAGCTGACCGTTGCCACTGAGTTCGCCAACGAATTTGCCAAGGCCTTCATAGAGGCAGAAAGGACAGCACGATGAATCCATCGGATCAAGACGACGAGATGGAATGCGCGGTCTGCTCGATCCACAGCTTCCGTGAGCTGTGCGCCGCGTTGGCGCCCACCCCTGCGTCGATCAGGGCCGCGCATCGCCTAGTCGAATCATGTAACCGAGCGCTAAAGGTCCAGGGTAAGCAGCTGCGTCGCGCCGGAGCCAAGACGATGCGTCAAAAGAAACATTTCCGGATGGATTTTGATGCACCAAAGCAACAATTGCTTTCATGCAATGTTTTCCCAAGGTACTCCCTAGCCTCGGGTGTCAGGGGTAATTCGAACCCTGGCTTCGCGCTAGTCACAGGCCCATTCCCAGGGGGTTGTATTGTCAGATCATGACCTGACCAAGCCTATGACTCAGGCTGAATTCGGTTCCCTGGTCGGCATCAGCCAGCAGGCCGTCGGCAACTTGGTCGGACGCGGCGTGCTCGACACCAGCGCGCCAGGGCTGCAGGCACTGCACGCGTACTGCTCGCACCTGCGCGAGCAGGCCGCCGGCCGCGCCGCCAGCGGTGATCTGGACCTGGCGACCGAGCGCGCCGGGCTGGCGCGCGAACAGCGCATCCGCGTCTCGCTGCAGAACGCGGTCACGCAGAAAGAGCTGGCGCCAGTCGCTCTCCTGGAGGAGGTTCTGGCAAAGGCCGGCGCGCGGATCGCCGGGATGCTCGAAGCGATCCCCGGCGGCGTCCGCCGGCGTGTGCCGTCGCTGTCGGCCGAGGAGATAACCACGATCAGCGCCGAGATCGCGCGTGTGCGCAACATCGTGGCCGGCATGTCGCTGGCCGACTTGCGCGAGAAGGACGCAGGCGACGGCGACGACACCGACGAGTCGACTGAAGAGGAGATCAACCCGTGAGCAACATGTACGAGGTCGTCGGCTGGCGGTCGCCAGAACTCGCTTCCACGCTGGCGCGCGGGCTGGGCACCTTCGGCGTGCCCGATCCTATGACGCTGGAGGAATGGGCGCGCGCGCACTTCTACCTCTCGAAAGAATCCTCGTACGTGGAGCAGGACTGGCGGCCGTGGCCGTTCCAGCGCGCCATCATGGCCTGCATCAGCAACGACGACATCCGCTTCATCGACTTCATGAAGTCGGCCCGGGTGGGTTACACGAAAATCCTGCTGGCCGCGATCGGCTACTTCGCCGAGCACAAGCGCCGCAACCAGGCGCTGTGGCAACCGACGGACGGCGACAACGACGAGTTCGTCAAGACCGAGCTCGACACCATGCTGCGCGACGTGAAGGTGATGGCCAAGGCGATGCCGGCGCACATGGCGCGCCACAAGGACAACACGCTGGCGCAGAAGAAATTCCTCGGCTGTCTGCTGCACACGCGCGGCGGAACGGCGGCGCGCGCGTACCGCCGGATCTCGGTGGACGTCGCCTTCCTCGATGAGCTGGACGCCTTCCTGCGCGACATCGAGAAAGAGGGCTCGCCGGACAAGCTGGCCGCCAAGCGCGTCGAGGGTGCCACTTTCCCTAAGATGGTCACCGGCTCGACGCCGAAGCTGTCCGGCTTCTCGCTGATCGAGGACCGTTACAACGCGGCCGACGAGCGCTTCAAGTATGCAATCCCGTGCGCGAATTGCGGGTCGTTCCACCCCCTGGCGTGGGGTAAAAAAGATGACACTACCGGCTTCAAATGGATTGATGGCGACCCGGCCACGGTGCGCCACCTCTGCCCCACACCGGGATGCGGGCTCCAGATCACGCAGGCTGAATATCTGGCGGTGGCCGACCAGGGCCGCTGGCAAAACGCCGATGCCAGCATCACGATCGACGCCAACGGCGTGTTCCGCAACGCGGCCGGCGCCGTGATCGCGCCGCTGCAGCATATCGCCTTCCATGTCTGGACCGCATACAGTCCAGTGGCGACGTGGGCCGACCTGGTCGACGAATTCCTGGAGGCGTTCGAGAAGGCGCAGAGCGGCGACATCACCAAGCTGAAGACGTTCACCAACACCACGCTGGGTCTGCCGTGGGCATTGGAGATGGAGAAGACCGACGCCGAGCAGCTGAAGGAGCGCGCCGAGCCGCACACGTTCGGCACCGTGCCGCGCGGCGGGCTGCTGCTGCTCGCCGGTGGTGACACGCAGGACAACCGAATCGAGATCACGGTGCGCGCCTATGGACGCGGCTGCGAGACCTGGCAGGTCGACTACAAAATCTTTTACGGCAACCCGTCCGAGGACCAGGTCTGGCAAGACGTCGCCGAGTACCTGTTCGAGATGGAATTTCAGCACGCCGCCGGCACCAAACTGAAGATCCACGCCACGGCGATCGACACGCAGGGCCACCACACCCAGGCCGTCTATGACTTCGTGCACAGCCATGCGGACAAAAAGGTATACGCGGTGCGCGGCAGCTCCGGCCGGGAGAAACACATTAAGGACGGTGTCTCACGCGTCGACATCGACTGGCGCGGGAAGGTTCGCAAGCGCGGCATGATGCTCTGGCGCGTTGGCACCAATCTGGCCAAGGATCTGATCTACGGCCGTCTCGGCATTGAGCGGCATGGACCAGGCTACATGCACTTTTCAAAGGATGCGAGCGATGAATTCTTCAAGCAAATGGCAGGCGAAGCTCGTGTTGAGCGAGCTACCGCCCACGGAAAGGAATCGCGCTGGACGGCGATGCGCAAACGCGTCGAGGCTTGGGATTGCACGGTCTACCTGGTATGGCTCGAAACACACTTGGAGCTGGCGAAGAAGGCGGCGAAGTTCTGGGACCAATTGGAGGAGCAAGTGCAGCCGGCGATAAGTGACCTGTTCAGCGCGCCGATGACCGTCACCACGCCGTCGGCGCCGGCGCTGCCAGCGGCACCGGCGCCGACGCCGGCGGCCACACGACCAACCCAGGCGCCGCCGCAGGCGCGCGTCGCGACCAGCCCCTTCGCATCGGACGACTGGGCGAACAGAGGATTTAGATGATTCAGGAGCAGTACGACATCGTCAGCGCGATGATCTACGAGGCGCGCAGCCTACTAGGGGCCGAGCTGCTGCCCGACCACTTAGTCAGCAAGCTGGAGGCGCAGCTTCGGCTGCAATGGGGTGGCCAGGCCGTCTACGTCAAGAAAATTGCCGTCGACGTCGAAGCGCGCCGGCAGGCGATCCGTGCCCGCTACAACATGACCAACCGGCGCGAGCTACAGGCGGAATTCGGAATTAGCCGCGGCCAGTTCTACAAGGACCTGCGCAGCGGTGACGAAGCGGCTGGTGTCTCCTCTTTCCGTAGAAAAGAGACTCGGCAAACGGTAACTTCAGGCGTCGATATCGAGGAATGACCTATGACCGCGGCCACCGCAATGCTCGCAAAATACATGACCGCCGAAGCCGCCATCCTGGAGGGCAAGGAGGTCCGCTTCGGTGAGCGGACGCTTCGCATGGAAGATTTGCAGGAGGTACGCGCCGGCCGGCTTGAGTGGGAGCAGCGCGTCGCCGCCGAGACGCGCCTCGGCGCCGGCCGGCCGACCTTCGGCGGCGTCGGATTCTCGCTCGCGAACTTCCGGAACGGACAATGAGCACGCCGCCGACCAAGGTTCAGCTGAATCTGCTGGACCGCATCGTCTCGTTCATTTCGCCGAACGCTGGCTTGCGACGCCTGCATTCCCGGCATGTCCTGAACCAGTATGAAGCGGCAAAGCCGTCTCGGCTGCGCAAGGGGGCACGCGACAACCGGTCACCGGATGCGCAGGTGCAGCAAGGCGCCGTAGCGCTGCGCGGCCTGGCGCGCAACCTGGAACAGAACCACGATATCGCGCGTGGTGCGTTGCGCACGATGGTCAACAACGTCATCGGTCCCGGCGGCATCGGGATCGAGCCGCAGCCACGGCGCCGGGATGGCACGATCCACGAAGAATACGCGCTGGCCTTGCGTGAGGGCTGGCGTGACTGGTGCCTCAATCCTGAGGTGACGCAAAAGCATCACTGGGCGAAAGTTCAGCGGCTGGTCTGTAATACCTGGTTCCGTGATGGCGAGTGCTTTGCGCAGCGATTGAAGGGGGCTGTGCCACTGCTGGACCACGGTACGCGCGTGCCGTACTCGCTGGAATTACTTGAACCGGACCTCGTGCCCATGGA